CTTCGACTTCGCCTTTCTTCTTCTTGACGTTTTCTCCACCTTCAGGCTTTACAGGCTGAGGTACTTCTGAATAACCGTCATCAGCAACGAATTTATTTTTGTCGTCTGCCATAATTATTTCTCCTTTAATATCTATTTAAATATAAATTAAATCTATTTGCAAATTATTTATTAATTGTTTAATTTCTCAAAGAACGAACGAATGTTTGAAACATCCTTGCTGCCGTTGCTTCATCAATTGTTCGCACTACACGATTAACCTTTTTCTCGACTTCCTCGACAATCTCCTCGATGGCTTCAGCTACTTCCTGAGGCCTCCAAGATGAAGAAGCGATATCGTAATAATACTCTCTGTTCTCCATAATGCCATTAACAAATGCATTTGGAGCTGAAGGATCAGTTACAATGTCTACAGTTGCTAAATGAAAGTCTTTTTGAACTTCCATAACACCATCTTTCAATTGCTTGACTGAACCCAATCCTCTTGTTGAGACGCCGATTTTAACACCTTCGTCTAATAAAGATTTTACAATCTCACCCATTGGAGTAGATAAGATTTTAGCTTTACCGTAGAAGTCGTTTCCTTCTCGTCTCATTGAAGTAATTAAGTGTGATACTCTGTCACCGTTAATAGTTGGTCCGTCTGGGTGTCCCAGTTCTCCAAGGGCACGCTTCGGTTGAATAAATTCTTGATCGTAGCGCTCCATCTCTTTTTCAAGAGTTTCACTCGGATAAGTACGTCCGTTTCTATTTTTTAGATCACCTTGCATGAAGATACCTTCGATAAAGTGGGACTTAGATCCGTCCTCTTTAGCTTCAGTAATTACTTCAAGGTTCTCATTTAGTTCTGTAATAAGTTGCATATTATCACCTTAATTAAAATTCTTTAAATTATTTATATACTTTTATGGAGTGCCGCCTGCACTTTTACTATCATAAAAGTTCTTGTTTAGTTCGCCTCGTTCTGTTGTCTCACCCACTTTTCTACACTTAATATATGTGTATTGGGCATTACCACCTGTTGGAGTATATGTTCTAACTCCTGCAGCTGTAGTTCCGTTGGCATCTGAATAAGTATCCGCGGCAGTTGCTGCGTTATCAAATTGCCATATTCCGTTACTACCAGGTACTGAAACCCAAGCCATTATTAAGCTCCGGATTGAGTAGCAAACTTAAGGATTTCATCAAACCCTTTTTTATCTTTCATCATGTTAGTTTCCATCTCTTTACGATTTTTAGGATTTAATCCTTTCATCATTGAATTGAGATGCTTAACATCTTTAAAATCTATTTTTACGTTTTGACCATTTTTAAGTCTAATATTACCAGCCTTAAAATTAGCTTCTTCTAAATTCTCTTCTAAACCATCTTTGTGATAACGTATTGACTTAGCTAGACCAGGGTGGTTATCAGCTGCATCATCAGCATCACCGTAATGATCTATAGCAAATTTGAAAACATCCTTTGGCTCGCCATTTACGTATGCCATTCCATCACCGTGCATTGAGATTTTAACGTTATACTTTTTTTCCATAGAAGCTTTTTGGCTGTCGCTACCGATAAAGTCTATATCAATTTTAGATTCGCTTAAGTCAAAGCTTTCTGATATTAGGCCTAATCCTTCTACTTCTTCGTACATACCAGAAGCAATATATCCAGCTTCTAGTTCGACGTCGTCATCATCGATATCGTCGTCTCCGTCCATATCAATTGCTTTATTAGTAACTTCTGAACCCTTAGCGTATGCATATAATGATTTCATTTCACCAAATGCTTGTGCTAATTTACCTTGCCACCATTCTTCAGGATCTAAACCGTCGATTTCTAAATACTCTTGAATTTCTTCAGAGGCATAACAGATAAAGTTAAGTTGCTTCATCATCATTGAGACTTCTTCTTGGGGACTCTCAAGAAGGTCTGCTGATTCAGAAACTTTAGTCATTAAACCTTTAAATGTTAATTCTTCTTTAGCCTTTACTGAGTCGCTTTCGTCAATGTTTCTTGGCATTTTAAATGGCTTTGCTTTAGCAGCAGCTCCATTATCATATTTCTTTTCGTCTTCCCCAGCTTTAGGATCAGCCGGACGCTCTTTCTTAGTCACCCCTGGAATTTCTCCAGTGTGAATATGTTCTGGCGCGACTGGGTGTTTAATCAACTCAATCTTATGCTGATCTTTAAATGCTCGCTCTTCCGGTGACTTTGGTTGTGCCACCTCAGAGAGTAGGTCTTTAAAGTTTTTCATATTTAGTCCCTGTAATTTCTTATCTAATCTATATTTATTATCAAAATGGATTCGTTATTAAAAGCCTGAATCATCTTCGGCTTCATCTGGAGCTTCAAGCTTCTCTTTCTCCATCTGCTTATTCATTTCAGAAAATTCTTCTTCTGTAATCTGAAGAATGTTTCGTATAACCCATTCTCTAGAATAATATTTTCCAATATGGTCTTCGATATCACGTAAAGTATTCATTCTTTCACGTAGTATCTCTGCCTGTTTTAGCTCATCGTAATAATTATCTTTAGCAAATTCATATCGAATATCATTACGGATAGCATCAAATTCGTCAGGTGTTAACACTCCTTTGAGTATCAACTGCTTCTCAAGCATTATATTAAACAACCATGAGAAACGTGTTCTAATTCTTTTGATAAACTTACCAAATTTAAGTTCATCTCTTGTTATTTCTGAAGCTCTACCAAATGTTGCTTGACTCTCTGGCTCTAAACGAGTCAATGGTACTTTCAACGCTTTATATAATTTACGTTGGAAATACAACATATTAGTATCATCACTTAAGCCCTGTGCACTACCACCAGCTAGAGTATCAACTTCAGTTGTTCGTTCACCACCTCTTCGTGGGAACCAAAAATCTTCAGTCATTGTCAACATCTTACGTGAGTCATTTATCTCACCAGTTGACGAATTATATTGTAACTTATTCTTATGGCGAGTCATCATATCTCTAAGATACTGTTCTGCTTTCGCCTTCGGTAAGTTACCGACATCAATATAAAAAATTCTTCTTTCAGGTGCTCTTGTTAACGTGTAGATAACAGTAGCATCTTCTAACATTCTTAACTGGTTTAACGGCTTGATCGCTGGATGTAAATGTGATAGTACTAAACTATTATTCTCATTCATCAAGCCCGATGTTACTCGAGCTATACTATCCTTTGATATCTTAAAGCCGGTAGTTGACCCATCGTTTCCATTCTTCGATGAACCAAAACCACTTTCTGAGTACATATAATACTCATTCTTAATCTTTTTAGTAGGGACTCCACTATGAGGATCCTTACTCTTTTTGTCTACTTCGCGAATTAACTTAAGCTTACGAGGGTCGCAGTATCTTAACTCTACAATTCCCTTTTTCAATTGCTTCGGATCTATAACAATATGATAGTTTAACCTACCATCTACATAGAACTTGTGAAACATATCGTAACCATTATTAGCAATGTCAAGCATTGCCATAATGTCTTCAAACTCTTCCGTAATACGTTCTTTTACTTTATCAGGCAGTTCAGCCTCACCTAAAGTAATCTTAACTACACTTTCGTCAATCTCGACAGAGATAGCTTCGTTAACTACGTCATCAATCGCCTGAGCAATTTCAGGCTGCATTGCCATATTCCTATACTTTGTGATAAGTTCAGATTCAGACTTAGCTGCACCTTCCATATCAAGTATAGTACTATAAAAACCACCAAGTGAATTACCACTAACGGTAATTGCACCATCATCATTTTGAGGCGCCACAAACGAGGCGACTGAATCGTTCTCGTCTTGTGGCCTCGATATTTCAAAACCAAATAATTTCATATTATATTACCTAAATTAGGTTGTAGGGATTCCAGTAGCTCCTTCAACACGCCAGAAGTCGTAACTGAAATTGACCGTAAATTCTTCGATCTGATCTACTGTACTCCAGTCCATTGTTATCTGGTCTACTGTGGTTGGATAAACCCCTTCAAAGACGTATGTTCTAATCGCGTCTCCATCTTTACTGTATTGTGTTATTAATGCGTTAGATTTATAATCTTGCGGTAATGCACGGAGGTTGCTATCGTGGGTGTTGATAGCATTCATCCAAGCTTCCATACCGTTTCTGACTATGAAATCTTCGTCGTTAATGATTGTTACAGTCCAATCTGCAAATGTTCTATCACCTGCATACTTAATCTGACGTCCGAAGTAGTTAGTATTAAAGGTACCTACGGTAGAGGCTGGTATACCAGCAGCTCTACACATAAATGGAACCTTAAAATCTGCTTCTGGAGCAACAGGGTTAAGAATTTGAACTTGGAACAGACTTGGACGAGCACCGCCACCAGTTAACTGTGACTTAAATTCATTAATGTTAAATGCCATGTTCGTATTCTCCTTTTATATTATTTATTAACCGATTGAGCCGACAATTTCTTCAAACTCAATCCCACTTCGTGTTGCCACAAAGGTTAACTCAATAACGTTAATTGACCTAGCAGGCTTAATAAAGATATTAGCTTTAAATTTACCTTGGTCAACAACTGCAGGAGTATTAACTGTAGTGTCTGAAATAACTCTAAAGTCAATAATACCTCTTCGTCCTTGAATTTCTCTTAGGAAAGGTTCAACGATATTCTTAAACTGTGTCTGAGAAAACTCGTCGTTAAGTTCAAACAAGAATGTTTGTGCAGCATTAGCGATCGCCTTTTCAACAGAGATAAACAATCTACGAACATTCAGTCTATCGAATGCACTTGGTAGACCTAATCCAGTCTTATCACCGAATAGAACAATTCCTTGACCTACTTGACTCATTACTGGGTTAATATCTGCGCTGTATAACTGATCTCTATGCGCTTTATTTGGGTTAAACGCAAGCTTAACTACATTCTTAATTACACCTTTTCTGAAACCTGCAGGAGATTCAAATGGTTCGACTCTTGAAGCCAGACCAGCTGTATCACCGTTAAGAGGTACATATCTGTATACATCATTATACTTGTCGTATCTATACTTATATCCAGAATCCATAAACCAATATGAGCTATTCTGAAGTTTGTTTCTATATGCAATTACGTTTGCAAGTTTTGCGTTTGTCTTATTCTCATCAACAACAGCTTCTTTAGAAGGTGAGATAAATGCAACTGCGTCTTTTCTATAATCTGTGATATTAGAAATGATATAGTTAGCAAGATTACCTGAATTGTCACCTTTACCTTGTAGTACGAATGAAACATCAATTTCATTAGATGCTTTAAACATATCGTAACCACCAGCAAGAGCTGCTAGAGTTGTTGTACTCTCTGTGGTACCGTCAGTACCTATGCCTGAGTCAGTCAATACTGTATTAGCACTAACTTGATATGCAAGCTGAGAAGCTGATAGAACACCGAATTCTTCATAAACAGAGTCTGTTGACCCAGAGCTGAAGTGTGCTGTATTAGCAAGTTTGACCCAAGATGATTTGTTTTCGATTACTTGTTCAGCGTAATTAGATGAACCGTCTGATAGTTTTGCTGTTGGTGAAGTTGATATATCAGAGTACATCTCTAATATAGTTCCTGCATCGCCAGTGATTGCACCATCTTTATCTTTTACTAAGACATGATAGTTTCCAGTTTGAGGTTTCTTACCAAACGAACTTGCATATTTCCACTTACGATCAATTGTTAAGTTACTTAAATCAGTTTCTGCAAGCGTATACGCTCCGTTTAAACCAATATTAAACTCATGTGATGCAATAAGTGAAGTGTTAGAAGTAGCAGTACCATCTGCTTTCAAAGTAGTATCAGTAAAACTTGCTACTGATATATCTTGATAGCCGACAGAAGTATTACCTATCGTTACAACATCGCCTGGAGCAAATGTGTCTGCAGCAATTGCATTTTCAGGTGCAAGTTCAAATATAATGTTAGTTGAATTGAAGTTCAACGTTTGACTGATTTGAGTATTACCTGTTAATCTTGTTGCTGGGATATTCTCTGGATCACCTGCATCAACAGGAGCTTCCAAACTAATAACAGCATTTTCGAATGAAGTATCAAGTACATAAGCAACTTCAAGTGAATTACCTAGTTTACCTTCATATAACGCTTCAAAGGCGCCATGTCTTGTTGCTGCTGCGTTAACACTTCCATTTGCGTGTAATTGTACATCAGAAGCTGATGCTTTAACTGCACCGTTATCTACTCTAGCTACGTATAATGCATTCGCGTACGAAAGATAGTCTGCTGCTACAAAGAATGTCTCATAGTTATCGTTGTTTGGTTCACCAAAACGCTCTACTAATTCATTCTCTGAAGAAACTAGTACTGTCTCGCCGACCGGACCCCATCTAAAAACACCTGCAATAGCGGCAGGTGGCGTTGCGATGGCCGGAACCGATGCTGATGCGTCCACTTCGCGAACTATTACCGAAGGACTTACGGAAAAAGCCATATTATTTCTCCTTTAATATTATCTATTTAAAACTTTTGTCTAAAATTAGTTATCACTATTCTATTTATAAAAACTGAAGGCTTATCAGATCTGCCATGATTCTCTTGCGAATCCATATCCGTCGTCTTCAACTGCATCATCTCCACCATCATCAATAAATCCGAATGGTAGTAGATCTTGCTCAATCTGTTCTTCTGTCTTTTGTCTTAACCGCATCATAGTGTTGATATCGGTAAGATCTTTGAAGAAGGCCTGGTCTGATAACCACGAAAAGATAACTAAATTCATTACCAAATCGTCGTGCATCCCAGATTCTGCTTCGTAAGAATTTCCCCTTTTGCTAAAACGCGATAACTCTTGTATTGTGTTATAATCCTGTAAGATTAGCTGATTTTGTTCAATCAGCATTTTTAATATAGAACAACCGATACTCTTAACACTTTTTGTTGTTCTTATGCCATTATCTACTCTTTTACCAAATCCGCTTGATATCCGTTTACCGGATCTTCCTGCATTCTCAGTAAAGAGAAGGTTTTCATAACCATAGTCCATCAAGAGCACATCTGATACTTGTTCACCGATATCATTGATTTCGATGAGTACCGAACCCTCGT